CGTGCTCAGCGTGCCGCTGCCCGTCAGGCCGGCAGCGCCGAGCGCACTGGGCGCGCCAGTAGCGGTGAGGGTGCCGCTGCCCGTGAGCGCTGCGGCCGCCGCGGCGCTCACGGCGCCGCTGGCCGGCCACAGCTGCGCCGCCGAGACAGGTAGGCGGCCGGTCAGCACCCCCACGGTCACGACGGCGACAGTGAGACCGCGATCATCTCGAGGCTGCATTGGGGGGCCTCGATGGCCAGGTTCACGCCGCTGTTCTGCAGGCAGGAGATGCTCACGTAGTCGCCGATCGCCAGGCGGATCAGCGCCGAGGCGTTGCCCGTCCAGTAGTCGCCCGATGCCTCCTGGGACCGCTGCCGGGCGCCGGGATAACCTGCGCCGTTCTTGTTGATGTTCATCAGGCGCAGGGTGCCCGTAGTACCGCCGCCCATTACGGTCGCGGTGCCGATCACGAGGTACAGGCCGGCCGCGACCGCGGTGAGCCGCTCCGGGTGAACCGAGGACCACATCCCGGTGTCCTCGGCCGCGCCCGTGAAGGGGATGTTGGTCTCGACGCCGCTCGGTAACATCGTGCTGGTCACCGGCGAGGTCAGCAACGCGTGCGGCGGGTTGAGCGCGGCGAGCGCGCTCGCCACCACCACGACCGCGTACACGGCGCTGGCGGCATGGGCCACCGGGGCCGTGCCGTCGGCACCGCGGGTCACGATGATGCTCGTAGTACCTGTGATCGTGACCCTGATGATCTCCGCGGCCTGCGCGCTCGACGCGCCCGCACCGGCGTCGACGAGCGCGTACGTCTGGCCCGCCGTGAGCGCCGGCACAGCGCCGAGCGCGACGACGGACCAGGTCTCCGACGTGCCCGCGGCCGGGGCCGTCGTGCCAGCGGTGCCCGACGCGGTGATGGTCTGCGCGTTGAGCTGCAGGTCAGGCACAGCGTCAGGACATCGTGAAGTTGAAGTTCGCCGTGTACTGGCCCTGCGTGGCGAAGGTCTGCGACACCACCCCGGTGCGGTCCCGGACGTCCGCCGTGCCGGCGACGCTCGAAGCGCAGGCGCCGACGTAGGCCACGGTCGTGCCGGCGGGCACGTCGAAGGTCGCGGAGGCGGTGACGACACCGCCGACCGGGGCGCCCCACACGAGGGCCTTGCGGGCGTACGCCGGCGCACCGCCGGTGACCTCCCCGGCCGCCGACCCGGACGTGCCCGGGTCGGCGGTGAACAGCGCCGCGTAGGGCGTGTCCACGCCGTACTTCCCGGCGAGGCTGTTGCGCTCGGCCGTCGATGCGATCGGCATGATGGTGCCTTCCTGTGACAGGACGGGAGACAGGTGCCCACCGGGGCGGGTCGGTCAAGGACCCACCCCCGGCGGCGGGTCAGGAACCGGCGGCGTGCGTGAACGCCACGAAAGCGTTGGGGTCCGCCACCACGAAGCCGTAGTAGGCCTCGACGAGCAGCAGGACGAGGTTCTCCTGGAAACTCGAGTGCGTGACGCCCTGCGCGTCGGTGTAGGACGCCTCCGAGCTGACCCGCATGGTGATGTCCATGCCCTGGCCCCAGGCGCACTGCGACCAGTCGCCGCCGATCGCCCGCAAGCCCGAGTCCAGGGTCGGCGTCGCACCGACGCTGACCGACGGGTTCGTGCCGCCCGTCAGGTTCCTGCCGTTGGCCGTGAGGTACTGCGACGCCCCCGAGAAGGTGACGACGTACGGGCCGGCGCCGGTCACCGTGATCCCGAACGGGTTGCCGGTCTGGATGCCGGGGACACCGCCGACGAGTGCCTGCAGGGCCGCCTGGACCTGCGCCGACGTGGCGCCGAAGGGCAGTGCCGCGGACGTCTGGCCGGCGAGGGTCAGCGTGAACGTTCCACCCGTGGGCGCGCCGTTCACCGTGACGGTCTGCACGCCGTTGCCCTGCCGGTAGTACCGGCCGGAGACACCCGTGCCGAACGCGGCATCGAAGCCGATGATGCTGCCGGTGCCGCCGTTGGTGGTGGTCTGCGGGGTCCCCGGGTTCGTCCCCACGTAGCCGTTGCTGCTGAACAGGGGGCGGCCCTGGGTGTCGTAGGACTGCGCGAGCTCGGGGATCAGCCGCTTGTCCGCGGCGAAGCCGGTGAAGTCGTAGGGCTGGGTGGGGCTGTTGAGGACCTGCTTCACGCCGTTCCACAGGTCGTTGTAGACCCCGCCGTTGGCGGCGGTGCTCGTGCCGATGACCTGCTGGTTGGGGGTCTGCGCCAGCCAGTCGGCGAACGGGCCGCTGCCCTGCCCGGCGCCCGGGTTGCGCAGACTCGCGCCGTGGATCGCCGCGTAGTCGAAGGCACGGGCGATGCTCTGTGGGAGGTCCTGCGCGAGCATGTCGTACAGGCCCGCCGGGTTCGTCATCACGATCTCCTGGGAGACCGGGACGAGCAGCGCGACCTTCCGGCCCTGCATGATCTTGACGCCGATGCCCTCGGTGCCGGTCGGCTTCACGCCGCCCTCCCCGACCCAGTCCGCGGTGGGGATGTCGAGCTGGATGGGGATCGCGGTCTGCGCATTCACCGCGAGCGGGACCTTGCGGGCCAGCTTCATGACCGTGGAGGTCTCGGCGGCCTTCGTGAAGATCGGGGCGGTGATCGTCGGGGGCAGCAGGGTGCTGCTGATGTTGGACAGCTGGATGCCAGCCATGCGGGTCTCCTAGCGAGGGGGGTGGGAACGCCGCCCCTCACAGGAACGGCGGGTCTTACCTGTTGGCGAACAGCGCCGCGAACTCCTGCGCGGGTGACTGCGCGGGCCGGGTGCCGCGCTGCCCCTGGTCGACGTCCCCGGCGGGACGGGAGCGCTGGCGGACCAGCTCGGCGAGGACCGCCGCGTCCGCGGTCATCTCCTCCTCCGTGTCGCCACGCAGGCGGCTGGTGATCTCCTTCGGGAGCTTGTGCTCGGCGCCGACCCGCAGGCGCATCGCCTCCCGGGCGGACTCGGCGGCGTGCTTCTCCGCGCTGTCCAGCCGGGCGGTCAGCTTCTCCATGTCGGTCTTGCCGACCTCGCCCAGCGTCTTGAGCTGCGCGGCGAGGTCCCGGGCCTGCTTCTCCGCGGCCCGGCGCGCGGTCCGCTCGGCGTCCAGAGCCTTCTTGCCGGCATCCCCGAGGTCCGCCGGCTGGCTCGTCGAGGTGTCATCCGTCGCGGATGCACCCGTGTCGATCGTCGTGCTGTCGGTCGTGCTGTCCGGCTCCGCCATCGCGGCTCTCCCTGCCTGTCAACCCCGGCCGTCGCGGCCAGGGACATCCGTGGTGTCGCCTCAGGGACCGGCGATGGGTGGCGCAGCGGCGACCGGCGAGCCGAGGCCACCACCGCCGAGCTCGGACGTCAGCGCGGGCTGCTTCGCCTCGACCTTCGCCTCGACCTTCGCCTCCCACTGGGCGGCCTGCTCCAGCCCGACGATCGCCAGGGCCGCTGCGCGGCTCATCCCGTGCTCGGTGACGATCCGGTCGGCCGCGGTCAGCTGCTCCTCGACGCGGCTCAGGGAGTCCGTCGTCGCCATCGTGTTGATCCGGTCGATCTGCACGGGCGTGTAGCCGAGGTCTTCCCAGGTCTGCCGCGCGGGCATGTCGATGCTCGCGAGTTTCACCGCCGCGTCGACCTTCTGCGCGATCGTCGGGGTGTTCGGGTCCCGCCACATCGTCTCCATGCGCTCGGCGCCCGATGTGGCGTGACCGTCCCGGACGATCAGCGCCAAGCGCATCACGTCCTCCCACGACTCCCCCAAGATGCGCTGCTTGCGCTGCACCCGCCGCACCCGGGCGGACTCGCTCGCCCGGATCGCATCCGCGCTCGCCGGGTTGCCCTGCGGATTGAGTCCCAGCTGCTGCGGGGGCAGGCCCGCGAGCGCGGCGAGCTGGGACTCCAGGAGCTGGATGCCGTGAACGTAGTTGTCCAGGCTGGCCTCGGTGAACTGGCCCATCCGGGCGTTCGGACTGTCGCTCATCCACACCCGGCCGGCCGCGGCCTCTGTCCACTGCTGCCGGACGATCTCCGCGGCCTGCTCCGACCCGGTGACCGGCCCGAGGTTCACCCCGGTGGCCCAGCGTCGCGGCATCGCATGATACTCGGCGCTGACCATCATGTCCGTGCCCAGCTTGTTGATCGCATCCGCCAGGGGGATCACGTCGGTCAGCTCGGACTCCCCGTAGG